AACCTAATTTATAAATTGATGTTGAATTGGTTGATAACGCACCAGCAGTACCTGATTTATATTCAAAGTATCTTGCCTTTGCACGACCAATTTGTTTTACATCTACATTTTCAGTTGCTGGGTTTGTACCTCTAGTTGTATTTGTATCTTTGTATAATTGTAATTCTTTAAATGCTTCTGTTTCACCTGATACTGTACCAATATCTGGCGAACCATGTATATTTGTTACCTCTACAAAACTACCTACATTTAATCTAGTTGTATTATTTTGTATAGTATCAAACTCTCTTGCTTTTTCTACTGTAAGAAATTTTTGTCCAGTTGTATCTATTTCATACCCTTTAACATATGCCTTACCTGGAGATAAACCTAATGCCAATCTTGCTTCTGAATTAGCGGAACTTAAACCATTGTATAAACTTTCACTATCTATAGAATATATACCACGATTACTACCGTCATTTTGATGTTCTCTTACATCTAAATCAAAAGGTTTAATAACATAATCACCACTTTCATCTGCTGTTCTTCTTGCTAGTGTTTCTTCTAATACACCATATTCTGTTCTTTTAATAATGTTCTCAATATTACCTGTATTTGTTCTTACTAATTCTACAAAGTTACTATCACTAGTTGATGTAGTTACAAGTTTAGCAAGTGTTAAAACAATTTTATATCTATGAGCACCGGCAGCATTTATGTTTGATGAACCAGTTGCATTATCAGTTAATGTGGAATCATCTTCAGGTGTTAAAAAACTTTCTGTTACTGTAAATCCTACTCTATAAGATGGAGTGTTTGAATAAGGGTCAAGTATTAAAGTCTGTTCAGTATTCTTAACAAAGAAACCATCAATAAAATATACACCTTCTTGTACATTAACTGAACTACCAAAACCCATAGCATTACTATCTGTTGGTAATGAAGTACCAGAAGTACCTACAACAGCACTTGAAGAAATACTATTATATGTAAATGTTAATGTTTCTCCTTCTGTAAATGTTTTTGATGTAGTGTCTGTACCAGAAGCAGTATATGTAACATATATTGTTGCAGCTGCGGTTGTACTTGCTTCACTTGAATTTACAACAGTTGCCGTAATACCAGAAGATGAACCTGTTACAGTTAAACCTACTAGATTAGCAGCAGTTGATGTTGTATGACTTGCTAACTTAACATAATCATACTTTGAATTGTAAGTTACTGAACCAGGTATGACCATTGAACCGTCTTTGAAGACATGTTCGCCAAATCTTGCTACTTGGTTTTGTAATATTGTTTGTAATTGTGTTAACTCTCTTGCTTGAACAGCATAAGCAGGTCTAAATAAAACTCTATGAAAATTATTGTTTTCTGCAAAGTCATCATAATAAGGAGAGACATTGAAATTTGTTGCCATTTAATTCTCCTAAAACTCTACTATTAACTTTACATTCTCCGTTTGGTCTGAAGCACGGCTAATTGGTTTTCTATTTTCAATATACAGAATATCACCTGTATCTGCCGTTAATTCTGGAGTAGTATCTATTGATGTTGGTGTACCTGTTGCACTAGAAGTTGCGCCTGTAACTGTATTTGTTCCTGCAAACGCCGTGTTATTACTATTACTATCTACTCCTTGGTTAGCAAACTGTGGTTGTATATATCGTAACACTCTCGTTGAACTATTATAATCAACAACATAACCTACTGCACCAGAAGTGGATTGAGTAATTTTTTCATCTGCTTGGAATGTTCCTGCACCAGAGGCAAAAGTTATTGATTTTGTTGCGTCTAATGTTGAAGCAGTTGCTGTTGAACCTGTTGTACTATCAGTTGGGTTTCTTAACAATGCAATTCTTCTAAAATCATTTGAAGTATTAAACTCACCACTTTCACTTGTTGCAAAATCAACATTTGTCATTACGAAAAATCCACCTAATTCAGCAATACAATCTGAACCGTGTCCACCAGGAGGTGAAATTATGAAATCTATATCTGCACCAGAAGTGTTTCCTATATTTGCTGCTAAAACACTTGCATATGTATAACCAGAACCAGCAGTTGTTATTGTAACACTTGATACTGCATTACCAGAAACGACTACAGTACACTCACCACTTGAACCATCACCTCTAATTGCAACACCAGTATAAGTACCGTTTGTTCCACCTGAACCACCCGCTGTAACAAAAGCATTTTCTATTGCACCTGCCGTAGTTGAGTAATCTGTACTTTCAGTTGATACATGTATAAAGTCAGTTGACATAAAGTTTGCCTGTTCTGAACTTGATAATGTGTACATATATTTCCATTTGTATCCATCAGCAGTTGAGAACACACTAGTTGATTTGTTACCAGTTGGCTCAGTTGTTGACGCTGTGTTACCATCATTGTCAATACATTTATAAACATCAAAGGTACTATTCATTACATAGAAGTTACTATCAAACAATGTTGAAGCACCACTATTAGCAGTTATAGCATTACCTGCTGTGTTTATTTCTCCATAATCATGTCTATAATGGTCGTAAGTTGTACCAGTTGTCCAGTTTTTTCTTGGTATTGCTAGTGAAATATCTGAACTTGTTATTTTTTTCGCCGACATCAAGTCATCATACACATAATAATCTACAGAACCTACACTATCTACCGGTGTTGGTGGACTAGTATCTGTTCCATCATTAAATGCTTGGTCGTTTGCGAATGCTTGTGGTCTACCTATTGCCAGGTAATAAGTGTCTGCGCTTTCACTAAAACTTTCTTCAAATTGTCTAGCGTTATGTATTCTAAAATCTTTTGTTATAATTGCTGGCATTTTTTTAATCCTTACTTCTATTTATAATCATTTTCCTATAACACCAAAAAGTTTGTTACCACGGTACTATCATTCGCTAATGTTCCGCCTGATTTGTTTGTTATTATATACTTGAATGAACCTGACGCCACAGTATGAACCATAATATCTACAGCAGCTGTACTTGTTGCTATAATAACTGAATTAGCAGTTACCTTATTTGAGGTTACCGTAACATCTGCTATTTCAGCATTGTCAGCAGTTGTACCGTCTAATGTTAAAGTATGTCTTATTCTACTTGCATTACTGGTAACATTACCAGAACTTGACGCCTCATCTGAAGCGGCAGCAGTACCAGATGGCGAACCACCTTCTATAACTACTGTACCACTATCGTTGGGTAAAGTTATTGTTCTATCTGCTGTAGGGTCAGTAACATTTAATACAGTTTCAAAACTGTCTGCTGTTGCACCTTCAAATGTTAATGTAGATATTGTTGCTGATATAGCAACACTACCAGGTTGAAATCTTGCATTGCCAGCGTCATATACTAACGCTTGACCGGCACTTGCGCCGTCTGTATGTACTTTTAATGTTGTAGTTGAACCTGCACCTAGAGCCGTGTATATCTCAACAAAGTTATCATTAACTTTATCTATACCTACTCTTAAAGTATCACCTGTTCCATCATTTGCTGAACTTCCAATTCCTACTGCTTGATATGTCATATGTTACTATTTATACACCTTTCTAACGAGTATTATCATCAAATTTCTTACTATTGTCATCAAAAGTTAAAGCGGCAGGACCTGCTGAACTAAAACTATCTTCTTCAAAACTAATTTCTGTTGGTATTGCAAATCTAGTACCTAGTGGTAAATCAAAATCACCTACTTGAATAGCGGCAGCACCAATAGTTGAATTACCTGTTCCAGTAAGTTTTATTGCGTGTAGAGTTGCAAGTGTAATACCACTCATACCTCCACCACCTTCTACTGCATTACCAAATGCTGTAAATGGCATATCACCAATTGTATTTAGTCTTGCACCTGCATAAACAAATCCTGTTGTTACACTAGTTGAATGAACTTGTTGACCACTATCTCTTTGTTGATTTAGTTTAAGAGTAGTCTCATGTTCTAATGTTACTGCCCTACTATTGCTAGTAAATGAAGCACTTGCTTCAATACCAAGATGTGGATTTGTTCTTTCACTTGAACCATCATCCACAGTACCAAGTTTTCTTCCAATCTTTTCTGCAAAGATAACAGATAGTATTTCGACCACTTCATCAGATTCCGTAAGACCTGAAAGTCTAGTATATCCAGTTTTCATTTTTGCATTTACTCTTGTTCTAATACTCACCTCACCTGCAAAGTAGAACCCAGCAGGATGCACGGCAGATTTTAGATAGTCTCTCCATTCTGAAATACTTTCACCTACTTTTATAATGTAAGAGTAATCTTGGTAGTATAAACTATCTTGTATCTTCTTTGTACTTTCTGAAATAAATCCATCAACACCAGAATATGCACCATCTGTTTCTATTGCTGTACCTACTGTAGCAGTCATAGTTGCTTGTGGTGTATCAGTATTAAAGTTTCTTACTCTAGCAGTTGTACCTGAGGTATTTCCTAAAATAGTAACCTTGTCATCATAAGAGGCAGTTGGTGATGTTAATGTTATTATATTTGTATCTGTATCAAATTCTTCAAATACAGCAGAAGCAGTAACAGTATCGTCTCTTTGTATTTTACCACCTGCATTTGTACTTGAACCATCTGTACCATTTAATATAATATAATCTGTATTATCTTTTAAAATATATTCGTTAAATCTTACTCTATCGCCGGCGTCTGTACTTGAACCATCAGTACCATCTAATAATAAACTATCAGGGAAAGGACTTTCAGGTACAGCGTCAGTTACAAATTCTTCTAATGCAAATTGTCCGCCACCTAATTCATCTTCTAAAATTAAATCTCCTCTTTCAGTATCTTCTAATCTTATTTTTGCTTGTCTAAAGTCTTCTAGTAAAATTGTAAAGTCTACCTGTTCATATGGTTCTAATTCTATAAAGTCCTCACTAGAAGCAGTAATAGTTTCACCATCTGTAAACCCAGCAGAAACAGTATCTATTTGTAAATGTAATTTAGGACTAACTTCTGGTGGTGTCTCATATCTAAACCCATGGTCAACCATCTTAACTGATAATGCATTACCAACAGTTGATGAAACAGCATATAAAGTTGCACTTGAACCACCTGTACTTGTAACACTAACAGTTGGTAGTGAAAGATACCCACCACCTTTATTTGTTAATCTAATTTTTGTAATATCATTTGTTGGACTACCACCACCATTTGTGCCTGGTTCCATAACAAGTTGAAAGTCTGTACCGTCTTCTAAAATAATTACGCCATCATCATGTACATCACCTTCTAAAGTAAAACCACCGTTGACTACGGCAACAGTACCTGCAAGACCTGTACCGTCTGTAGGATTAGTTACTGAAAGGACATCACCTACTGCATAACCTGACCCACCACTTTCTACTTGTACACTATCTATTACACCATATGATACATTTTCTATTTGTCCTATTGCACCAGTACCACCTTTTTCTTTTGTAAAGGCAAAAGTTTCACCTACAGTATAATATTGACCAGGCGTTGTAACATTAACATCATCAACAACACTTTCAATATCACATGTTATAGTTACATCAGCATTTGTATTATCTGCACCTGCAAAAGTTGCTTTTGTATTTTGAACTACCCTATCACCTGCATTTGTA